TCTGCGGCTTCGATAAGATAATCGTGATAAGTTTTCATTGAATGCGATCTGTGATCTGTCTAAACCAGGCTGCTGTGCCAACTTGAGCTGTTTCGGGTAATCGTAATAAACCACGAGCAGCATCCTGTCGAGCCTGTGCTAATTTGCCTTCGCGTTCGGGATCTTGTTCTAGTGCGGCCATGATTGTGTTGACACTGTTAAGATCCGATTCTTTGGCCATGGGACCCAATAATATCTTGGCCACTTGTTTTCTTGTTCGACCAACGACCTCGTTGTTATCTCTATTCATCAACCGAGCACCAAATGCATCAAACTTTAAGTTTTTATATTTGGCCAAACTGCTCATTAGCACAAACACATCGCTGCCCTTAAATCCAGGTTCATCATACACGCCACGAGGACCATGCCGATGCCAAGGAGCGACCATTGCAGCCTCGGGCACGACCATCACATCTACCTGTGCCAGTAACTGACGGCCTTGTTGATCAGTGTAGGGAATACCAATGTGTACATTACGCCCACTGACTACACTTTTGACGCCTTGTTGTTCAAAATATTGTTTAAACAATTGTTTGGCATCTTTGACAGGATCTCGAGACTCGGCAGTATTAAAAAACTTGACTACATCATCAGCTTCGACCATGAGATCAATGTCACCAGACTCAATCTTAAAGCCTGCGCTGCCAATATCAACTTGCAGACTCTGGGCTATTTCTGGCGGTAACAACGATCTGGCACGCTCTACTATAGATCGTACATCATCTTTTTTCACAGGAGCTGCACCTGCTATAGCTGCACCACCTTCATATATACGCATCATAATCCCGGTAATTTCTTTATCCTGTGTTTCTTTGATCGCTGTACCAATCGTTGTTTTAACATTGTTTGATCGAAACATCTGATCACACTTCGTCTTTGATTTTTCTAATACCGCGAGTAAACTTGGCAGTATCTCCGCCGCGTATGCTATTAATTAATCGGCGTTCGAGCTCGCTGGCAGTTTCAAAGTCATAGTTTTCTCGAATAAATTGTAATAAATTTATAGCACTCTGAATGACATTGGTTGCTCTGGTTTCCAAAAAATTTTCTTTATCTTTGTGTAACCTGTAACTATCAAGTTCTGCCAAAATTCCACGAGTTTTTTTCTGCAAGATTACCTCCCAATATTTTTATTTATTTCGAACTAGGTTTGAGAGGACTTTAGACTACTTAACATCTGTTTGAGTTTGGTAGATTCAGCACTGACTTTTGATACGGCCATATTTTCTGTTTTTTCAACGATGGCATTTGCTTTAATTTTTTCCATGACACTGCTGGCAGCACTCTTATATTGACTTTCTTCTGATTCGTTGATGCCAGGGTCGGTTATACGCATGGTTTCTATGTTGTAGTCTAAATCAATTTTCAGGCCTACACCTGTACTACTACGAGATTTCATACACTGTATCTGATACTTGCCACGCTCACGCATGGCTCTGCTGGTAAAGATACCAAACACATTATCTGCTGTGTTAATTTTACTGATACCACCGCTGATATGACTATGATCAAATTCAACTTCTTCTACTGCTGAATTATGCGTTAAGATTCCATTGGCATAAAATAAGCGGTTACCGCTGGTGTTAATATCAATGGTTTCCCTTAAGCCTAGGTATTCAATTTCCACTATTTCATCTAATATATCATTATTCATCGTGTGTCCATTTATAATGCTTATGACCGCAGTCATAAATTCTTAGTGCTTTGAGCTCGTCCATTATCTGACGTTCGGTTTTATGCTTTGGGTATCCTTGTTTTACTAATCGTTGTTTTGTCCAATTAAGCCTATGATCAATTCTTCCGTTGATAAAATACCAATACCCCGGTTTAGTAATGTGGGTTTCTCTAAAACCTGTTTTATTATATACATTTCCGTCGCCATAACGCAAGTCTGCGTATGTTGAAATATTATGATCAGGGTACCTAATTTTTATTTCTTTGAGCAGTTTTCCAAATGATCCAATTACTAGAGCATTGGTATTTGCAAATCTTACGATTTCGATTACATTTTTATTAGTAAATCTGTTCGTCCTTGACAAGGAAACAACTGATACTAATATACCATTAAACTCTAAACCAAGATGTATAGATGCTCGAGCAAAGCCATGCATATGATTCTTAGTCAGGAAAATATTTGCATCCTGCGATGACAATTGTGTAATCTTGCATTTTCTTGCATATATCTTATCAGTTACTAATCCTAAACGATGTTTAATCATTTGTAATATTAATTCTTTTTTGTGTACCCATTCATAGTCTGTTATCATTAATACTCTGATACCGGCATCAGCACATGATTTATACTTTTTAAAATGATAATCGCTGTCGATCTGTTGGTCACTGTGCCAATATACACCATTTATCTCGATGGCAAAATTTTTATCTGGAAAAAATAAATCCAACTCTTTTGGTGGTATAACTTTCCTAGAGTTTCTAATTATAGATCCGGTATAAAATTCTTTTACTTGCTCATATACTTCGTTTTCAATCGAGCTGGGTCCGCCGTAATTTCCACGTGGGTGACAATCAGGACATTCGGGGAGTTTATCTAATAGATTAGAAAAAAAACTAATATTGCAGGCCAGACATTTCCATTCTAGACTGTGATCCCGCAAATGAGTGTACTCGTCAAATTGGAATAGTGCCTGAACTTTCCCATTGATTTGCCCGATTACACTATCGAAAAATGTTTTTTGTTTATTCCTGGCCCTTAAACTTTTTAGAGTCTCAATTTGCCCGGGGTTCTCAACCCCGTATTTTTGCAGACAAGTATTCTTAAACCGATCCTTGTATTCATTGGTTTTGCTATAGTGGTCAACTCCATACTTTAGCAAATTTGTTGTTTTCCTTTGCTCAATGATACTGGTATGATTTGCCAAGCACTTAGTAGAACAAAATGTTGCGTAGCCACTGGCATAATCTAGAAACTTTACTGGTTTGCTACATGCTTGACAAACACCTGGGTCAGCATCGTGTGCCCAACACCAGGCTTTTTCGGAAAATGTTTTGCCTGATAAGGCATTTATAGTCGCATACAATTCTGGTAGCTTAGATCTGATTATAACTGTTGCAACTTTAGGCTTGGTCGCCCACAATTCTTGTATATAATTTTTCCCCTGCACTAAGTCCATTTTCAATATTCCTTAATCCGTTTTCTGTGGGGAATAAATGCTTAGAACTACAGATAATTTCTTTTCCAGATTTTGTTTTAATCTTATAAACTGCCTGTGTTGTAATTGGCAATATCTCAGTTACCGTGACCGGACTGCCATTGGAATCCAATTGATCGCCAATCTCGACATGTCGAATTTCCTTGTCTTCTCCATTGACACAGACTTGTGTATCTAACGAAAGACATCGATTCAACTGCGATGCTGTGATCATTAGTACCCCTAGTTCTTTGCTTAAATTACGCAACTCCTCACTAACATATTTATCCTTAACAAACAGATCGTTGGGACTTACTTTGGCACTGACCGGCATCAACAAGTCTAGGTAGTCAATCATTACAAAATCCACACGGTTGCCGGTTTGAATTTGATATTCTTTTAGGAAACTGCGTATGTCATTTACTGTACTCTGTGCCGGTAAGTACTTGATTCTATAACTACCAGCACGTTTGCTGGCTATACGTATCTTGAGTGCGGCATCATCAATGTTTTTTCTGATTTCCTTGGTACTGATATCATTTAACATGGCATCGGTTCTTAGACCACTGAGCTCCTCGCTAAGTTCTAGTGTGATATAAACACCGTGTAGTCCTTGGTATAACCAGTTCAAGGCCATGTTCATCATGACCAGACTTTTACCGGATCCCGATCCGCCGGCGAAAATGTTGAGCTCACCTCTGCTGAATCCGCCATACATGATCTTATCCAGCTGCGGCCAGCCAGTACTGACCTGACCGCCCGAATTAAAATATCGATTAATACGAGCAGCAGGATCGGCCCAGTAGTCTGTGCCCAAGTCTTTGGTCAAACTAATTTGAACTGCATCCTTGATCAGACGTTCAACTGGATCATATTCACCTTTTTCTATTAGATCGGCGGCCTTTAGTATGGCTCGTT